GTCGGAAGAAGACAAAACGATGGTGAATAAGGTATTGACTACCCGCGAGAACAAACCTACCTTCACCATCGAAGAACCGAAAGAGGAGAAGTAACGCAATGACCAATGAAAAACTAAAACAGGTGCTCGACCTTCATGCAACATTCTTGCTAGGAAAAAACGAGGGAGAGCAGGCCGATCTGCGCGGTGCCAATCTGCGCGATGCCGATCTGGGCGGTGCTGACCTGCGCGATGCCGATCTGGGCGATGCCGATCTGCGCGGTGCTGACCTGCGCGATGCCTACCTGCCTTACGGAAAAGTAACTTTTGTTTGCGAGGAGAAGTAATGCAACCCGTATCCGCATTAGAACTGACAGCCGGGGCTGGTGTGAAGGCACTGGTCTACGGCCCCGCTGGCGCGGGCAAGACCACGCTCTGCGCCACCATGCCGAAACCGATCATCATCTCTGCTGAGAGCGGCCTGCTCTCACTGCGGAAGGTGATCCAAACCACAGGCGTCGATCTGCCGGTGCTGCAAGTGTCGAGTATGCAAGAGCTGCATGAGGCGTTCCTGTACGTCTCTGGTCCTGATGGGGCTCAGTTCGAGAGTGTCTGCCTTGACAGTATCTCGGAGATTGCCGAGGTCTGCCTGACCGCCGAGAAGGGCATGACCAAGGACGGGCGGGCTGCCTACGGTCAGATGAACGAGAAGATGGTCAAGATCATCCGTTCGTTCCGAGACCTGCAAGGTAAGCATGTCCTGTTCACTGCCAAACAAGAGACGACGAAGGATGCCCTGACGGGTGCTGTAACATACACGCCGTCCATGCCGGGTAATACCCTGACGAAAGAGTTGCCATACTTCTTCGACGAAGTGTTTCAGGCTTTCGTTGGACAAGACGGTGAGGGCAAGTCGTACCGAGCCCTGTTGACGGAGCTTACTGCACAAGCAACTGCAAAAGATCGCAGTGGTATGCTTGACGCAGTCGAGTTTCCTGATATGAATGCGGTCATCGCAAAGATCATTTCCTAAACAAGAAGGAGGACAATATGTCTGTTCAATTCCAATTCGCTGCTGGTACCGTTGAAGCACTCGGCGGCTCACTCCCACCCATCCCTGAAGGTGAATACCTCGTCGCTATCACGGCGTCGGAACAAATCACCAAGGAAGACAAGGGTGCGATCCAATTCACGCTGAAGGTCCAAGAGGGCGAGTTCGCTGGTCGTGAACTCAACGAACGTGCCAACATCGCGGGTTACAGCGAAAAAGCTATCGAAATGGGTATGATGACGCTGGAAAGCATCTGTCGTGCTACGGGTACCCCCGGCTTTTCGTCCACAGGTGAGCTGCATGGCAAACCGTTCCGTATCGGGGTGATTATCGAGGAGCAACCTTCCACCAAAGACCCGTCGAAGATGTACAAAAGCAATCGTATTCGCGGCTGGAAGAATGCTGCTGGTGTGAGCGTCTCTGACATCACGCTGGGTGGTGGCGGTGCTGCCCCTGCGGCGGCAGCTGCTCCTGCGGCACCTGCTGCTCCGACCCAAGCTGTCCCGGCTGCTCCTGCCGCCCCGGCTGCTCCTGCTGGCGGCAACCCGTGGGGCTAAGCCTCACATAGCAGCCAACACGAGGGGCGGTCGAAGGAGGACCGCCCCTTACTTTTTGAAGGAGGAAGCATGTCACTGGATTTCAACGCCACCAATCCCACTCTCGACCTGACCGAAATGGCCAAGACCGTAAAGCGGAAGATCAACGGAGCCACCCGTGACCACTTCGCTGAAGATGAGATGCGGTCTCACCTTGGCGCGTCGGTGATCGGGGCAGATTGCCTCCGGGATGTCTGGTACGGTTGGCGCTGGATCAACGACGAAGAACTCGATGGGCGGCAGTACCGTCTGTTCAACCGCGGGCACACGGAGGAGGATCGGTTCAAGCTCTGGCTGGAACTGGCAGGCTTCAAGGTGCTGTCTGAACAGGAACGCATCTCGTTCGGGTTCGGCAACCACGGCGGGGGTTCGTCTGACGCCATTGTCATGCTTCCTTCTGACATGGGTTACGACAAGCCGGTGTTGGTCGAGGAGAAGACCCACAACGACAAATCCTACAAGGAATACCTGAAACACGGTGTCCACAAGTCGAAGCCGCAGCACGTCCGACAAGCGAACATATATGCCCACAAGCTGGGGATCGACCTCATCATCTACCTGCCGGTCTGCAAGAACGACGATGCGATTGACCCTGAGTTCTTTTGGGTCGATCACGATCTGGCCGAGGACGATCTGCGCAAGGCGGACGATGTCATCACCCGGCAGTCCCCGCCGCCCCGCGCGTTCCGCCGGGAGACGCACTTCAAGTGTACGTGGTGTACGCACTCCGCGACCTGCTGGAAGGGTGCAGGTGCTACCGAGAAGAACTGCCGCTCGTGCAAGTTCGCCCGCCCCGGACCTGACAAGACGTGGACGTGCGACAAAGGGCAGGAAGGAAACAACACCATCCCCAAGGAGTTCATTCCGAAGGGGTGCGCAGCGTGGGAGGACATAACCAATGGGTAACATCACGCTCCGGGACTACCAGCAGGAATGCGTTGACACGACAATCGACTTCCTGAAGACGAAGGCTGGGAACCCCCTTCTCGCCTTGCCGACCGGCGCAGGCAAGGGATGGATACAGGCATTCATCTGCAAGTTCATCCAACAGAACTGGCCCGACCGGCGCGTGGTCATGGCTGTTCATAACCAAGAGCTGGTTCGGGACACATACGAGCGCGCAAAGTCCGTGCTCGGTGACGACGCTGTCGGCGTGAACTGCGCTGGCGTCAGCTCCAAGCGCGACTGGGACAAGCGGTTTATCTTCGGATCGGTACAGTCTATGGCAGGTAAAGCCGAGCTGCTCGGATGGCGTGACTTGCTGTTGGTGGACGAGGCTCACCGCGTGGGCAACCTCGACACGGCGAACTACGGGCAGCTCTATGGCAAACTGGCGCACCACAACTCCCGGCTCCGGGTCGCGGGTTTGACGGCCACCCCGTGGCGGGTTGGCATGGGCTTGCTAACCAACGGGCCTGTGTTCGACGAGGTCGTCTACGACGTCACGGGTATCGAGGGAATGAACATGATGTTCGAGCGGGGCTATCTGGTCCGTCCGATCACGTTCCGTGGCGATGCCCACGCTGACACTGCGATGCTGAAGCGGTCCTCGAACGGCGACTTCACCAAGGCTTCGATGGAGGCTGCGGTCTCCGACAAGATCACCCGGAAGGCGTTGGTCGAGTTCACGCAGAAGGCGTTTGACCGTCATGCTTGGCTGGTGTTCGCTATCTCGATTGAGCACGGCGAGAAGTGTGTCGCGATCCTGAATGAGATGGGTATCCCGTCCGGGCTGATCCACTCCAAGATGAAGGCTGCGGAGAAGAAACAGGTGCTTGACCTGTACCGCTCCGGCGCGATCCGCTGCGTGGTCAACGTGGACATGCTCACCACGGGTTTCGACTACCCGAAGATCGACGCGCTCGCGATCCTGCGTCCGACGATGTCATCCAGCCTGTGGGTCCAGATGGTCGGTCGCGGCCTGCGTATCTGCTTGGAGACGGGAAAGGTGAACTGCCTCGTGCTGGACTTCGCGTCCAACATCGAACGCTGTGGTCCGATCAACAACCCGATCATCCCCCTCTCGCCCGCTGAGAAGGCCGAGGCCAAGCGGAAGGAGAAGGAGGGTGAGCCTGCCGAGCCGATGCCGGAGGCTCGCATCTGTGACGCCTGTGGGATGTATAACGAGGCCGATGCGCTGGTGTGCGAGTGCTGCGAGACCCCGCTTACCAAGTTCACTGGTGAGGCGAGCGACAAGGCGATCCTCGCGTCCGCTGGTGGTGACACGGTGAAGGGTCCACAGAAGGGGCGCTACGACGTCGTGCGTCGGACGTTCAAAGTCCAGTACGACTACAACGGGAACTCCTACCTCCAAATCGTGTATGCGGTCGAGGGAGGCATGAATTTTGTGAAGAAGCTTAGCTGGCACAACGCGAACCCGCAGGCGACGTACACCCCCGGAGCCTACGCTTGGTGGTCGAAGAACTCGAACGGTCAGCT